TCGGAATAGAGGACCAGCCGCTCGGCCGCCTTCGCCTTCTGGATCGCGCCCCGTGAGAGGCCCACACGGGCGGCGTACTGACGTTCGCTAAGCCCCTGCATATCGACCCGAAAATCCTAATGAAATGATGCACTTATCGACTTGATAAGCGCTGCGATCAGAGCCTGTATGGCGTCACCAACAAGAACGGAGACAGCCATGACCAAGACCCGGAACAAGCCGCAGGCGATCGACGCCTTCATCGCCCGGAAGGTCGAAATCGACGCGATGCTGGAGCGCATCAAGGCGCTGAGCGACGACCATTTCGACACCAGCCCCGACGAGATCAATTGGGGCCATGTCGGAACGCTCGCGCACTACGCCGAGCTCCTGAAGCGCATCACCGACGCCGCCTTCAAGGAGGGCGAACACGCCGATTAAGCGCGTCGCTTCCCGCCTTCGCCCCGATGGGTTCGCCCTCGGGGCTCGGGGCAGTAGAAGGCTCGCGATGGTCGCGCGCCTCTCCTGAAGAAGGATTGCCCCATGACCAAACTCTCCGACACGCAGACGATCGTCCTCAGCGCTGCCGCGCAGCGTGCGAACATGCTGGCGCTACCGCTCCCGAAGAACCTCAAGGGCGGCGCCGCGCAAAAGGTGGTTGCTTCGCTGCTCAAGCAGAACCTGCTCGAAGAAATCGATGCCGACACCCGCATCGGCGAGCACATCTGGCGCGAGACCGGCTACGGCCACGGCGTCACCCTCGCGATCACCGAACACGGGCTCGCGGCCATCGGTATCGAGAGAGAGGCCCCGACTGGCCCTGCGCGCAAAACCCGCGAGGGCAGCAAGCAAGCCCAGCTGATCGCCATGCTGAGGCGTCCCGAAGGCACCACCATCGCCGAGATCGCCGAGACCCTCGAATGGCAGGCCCACACGGTCAGGGGTGCTATCGCCGGCGCGCTGAAGAAGAAGCTCGGTCTCGACGTGACGTCGGAGAAGATCGATGGTCGCGGAAGGGTTTACCGCTTGCCGCCAGCCTGACCCAGCGACAGCTGCCAATCGTGGAGACCGCCGTCCTTCGGGGCGGCGGTTTTCTCATTGGGCGCCACGCACCCGAATCATCTCGAACAGCCGCCGCAGCACATAGCCGCGCAGAAGCGACACCCCCACGAAAGCGAGACCGATGGTCATGTGCTCGGCAAGCCCCGTCTCGATCCCGAACCACGGGAACACGACGATCTGCGTGGCGATGGCCAGCACGTAGCCGACCACAACGTTCGTCGCGGCTTCGATCATCGACATGGCATGCGACTGCTTCACACAATTTCCCTTGGTTTGTTTGCTGTGGGAGCCGAGGGTGATACGGATTGGAGGTGCATGATGATCAACAGGCGCACAGCCATGGTCTTGCCTGCCGCGATGATCGCGACGGATCTCGGATGGAGCCGAAGCTTGGCCGCAACGACCGATATAATCGACGACCTGAGCCAGAAGTCGCCGCGTGCGAGCAACGGCGCCGCCTGGGAGCTGGTCGCCGACAGCGTAATGGGCGGGGTCTCGAACGGCACGATGCGGCGCGAAGTCGTGCAAGACCGGGAAGCGATTCACATGCAGGGCGATGTGAGCCTCGAGAACAACGGCGGGTTTCTCCAGATCGCGCTTGACCTCGCGCCCGACGGCGCCCCCATCGATGCAAGCCGATGGGCGGGCATCGAGCTTGACCTCATCGGCAACGACGAGAGCTACAATCTGCACCTGCGCACGGCGGACGTGGCCCGCCCCTGGCAGTCCTATCGTCAGAGCTTCATCGCGCGGCCGGAATGGCAGACGCTTCGGCTGCCTTTCGCCGACTTCGAGGCGCACCGGATCGACGCACCGCTCGATCTTTCAACGCTCCGCCGCATCGGCATCGTCGCGATTGGTCGCGCCTTCCATGCCGACATTGCGATCGGTGGCGTTCGCTTCCATAGCTGATCAGGCGGCGCTGGCCGCCTTCGGGTCGCCAGCCTGCAACCGCTCGTCCCTCACCGCCGCGAAGATCCGACTATCACCATCGAGGATCGCCTCGCGCCCTGTGTCGGTCTGCCAGCGTTCAACGGCGACATCGACATAGGCTGGGCTGATCTCCATCGCAAAGACGCGCCGACCGTTTGCCTCACCCGCCATGATCTGCGAGCCCGAGCCACAGAACGGCTCGTAGCAGAGACCGCCGCGCGCCACATGCTGGCGCATCGGGATCCCGAACGCGTCGATCGGCTTCGGCGTCGGATGGTCGGGCCGGTCGTCCCTGGCGAAGCTTGGCAGCGCCCACGTGGACGCGAGGGTTTCGTCGGCCACCTTCGGCGGGCGGTTCGGGCGGCGCCAGCCCATGAAGCAGGGCTCGTGCTTCCAGAGGTAATGCGATCGGGTGAGAACCCCGCGATCCTTAACCCAGATGATCTGCTGATGGACGAAAGCGCCGGCCTTTTCCCAGCAGGCCTCCAGCATCGCCTGGCGGCGCGAGGCGTGCCAGCAATACCACGCCGCATCCTCGGCGATGGCTTCCGCCACGGCGGCGGCGATGAAGCCATCGTAGAGTTCCGCGCCTTGGCTGCTGTCGTCCCAGGTGACGCCGTAGCTCTGGCTCCAGTCCTTGTTGCGCGTCGGATGGTTCGAGCCGTCGTAATCGACGAGATAGGGCGGGTCGGTCGCGAACAGGATCGCCCGCTCGCCGTTCATCAGCCGGCGCACATCGGTGGCGCTGGTGCTGTCGCCGCACAGAAGCCGGTGGTCGCCGAGGATCCAGAGATCGCCCGTGCGCGACGCCGGGTTGCGCGGCGGCTCGGGGATGGTGACCGGCGGCACGGAGCCCCCGGCGCCACCTTCTTCACCGCCGTCTTCCGCGACGTAGGCCAGCAGCTTGTCCAACTCGCCGTCGGAAAACCCGACCAGTGACAGGTCGAAATCCTCGGCAAGCAGGTCGTTCAGTTCAGCCGACAGCAGCGCCTCGTCCCACGAGCCGAGTTCGGTCAGCTTGTTGTCGGCGATCCGGTAGGCCCGGCGCTGCGCCTCGGTCAGGTGACCCAGCACGATCACCGGAGCCTCGGTCAGCCCGAGCTGCGTCGCGGCCAGCACCCGGCCGTGCCCGGCGATCAACTCGCCATCCTCGGCGACGAGGCACGGAACGGTCCAGCCGAACTCTGCCATGCTGGCGGCGATCTTCGCGATCTGGTCCGCGCCATGCGTCTTCGCGTTCTTCGCGTAGGGCTGGAGGCGCGACAGCGGCCACATCTCGATCGCGTCCGGGGCGAAGCTCAGCGTCATGGGCGGGCGGTTCCTCGGATCAGGGTGGATACCCTGGCTTCCGGACTCCGGGTCCAGGCTGGACACGAAGCGGGGTCCAGCGGCCACCAAGGGTGTCCAGCATCAAGGCTTTGATCTTGCGTTGTTTTCAGAGGGTCGCGGGTGGATTCCCGCAGGGGTGGCTTCCCAAAAAAACGGGCCTGTCGCTAGCGATATGTCGCGCTTCGCCCGCCAGCATACGATTTCGGCCAGGAAGGACCCGTGAACTCGTCTGGAAGCGGGACCAAGGCCGCGACGCGCGCGCCTCTCCCGAGGATAGCCAAAAACATAGCCTGATCCGCCGTTTATGTCCGTTCGAAAAGTGTCCGGCGGACACCTTCCTCGCCGCCGCTCAGCGCTGCGCCGCGCCTGCCAGTTCGATTACCTTGCGCTTCGAGTAGCTGCGGTTGAGCCGCCGACCGTTAAGCCGGAATGCGATCACGCAGAGCGCGTAGAGCCAGTGCTCGTGAGCGGCGGAACGTTGAAGCCCGACCGTCCAGCAGATCGTTTTCCAGCGCTCGCCGTGCGCACGCAGCCAGATGATCTTGCCGTCGATAGGGTCTAGCCCCACCGTCCAGCTCAGCGTCTCCTCCATCCGGCTGATGGCCGCAGGCGACGGTATGACGCGCATCGGCTTCGGTTCTTGTCCGACTTTGTCGGCAAAACTGTGAATGATCTCCGGCCACGTGCTGAAGTAGCCCTGCCGCCGGGGTTCGGGCAGGCGCTTCAGCACGAAGGCCGCTTCCGTCAGACGTTCCTCGACGAGGCTTGGTGTCCAATCGGTCATCGGCGCGCCTCCTTTGCCTGATCGCTATCGCCATAGAGCTTCTCGCCGAGTTGCCGGATCAGTTCGCGTTCGGGCCAGGTCAGCCGGTCATCATCGAGCGACACCGCGAGGACGCGCTGCTCGCGCCAGCCCTCGCGCTTGACCTCTTCGGGGCTGCGGCGCTGGCCGCCATAACCTCGTGGCACCCACCTCACAGCACACCTCCCCGGGTCTCCATCGCCCAGAGCAGGATGGCGATTGCGTCGGCCTCATTGTCGTCGGCGGGCTGGAACCCACGCTCGCGCATTGCGGCCAGCACGGCGTCCTTGCCGGCGTTCCCCTTGCCGGTGGCGAAGCGTTTGATCGTGCCGACCGGAACGCCCTGATAGGCGACGCCCTCACGCTCGCACCACGCGGTCAACGTCGCCAGGAAGCCGCCGTAGATGTGGGCCGCGTCAGTGCCGATGTGGCGGCGGACCTCCTCGAAATAGATCGCGGTCAGTCCGCCGCTGTCGTCGGCCAGCTGTTCGAGCCAGTGCTGGAAGCGCAGATACCGCATGCCGCCGCCGTCGTAGCGCCCGTTGCGGAAGGTCACGGTGCCGCTGTGAACGATCCCGCCGATGAGGCTTGCCCAGCCGGTCGTGGTGCCGAGATCGAGGGCGAGGATGGTGCTGCCCGCAGATCCAGAGGCGATGGGCGCAGGTGGACAGTCGGCTACAAGGGCGGGTGATGGATGCATGCTCATGCGGGTTGATCCTGTTCGAGTGTTGTCCGGGATGAGATGTTCGGCACGCCATGCGCGCGCGAAGCCCCTGGGGGTGGGAGAGGGAGAACCCGCCTGCGGCGTTCTCCCCCACCCCCGAAGGGGGTGGCTTTCACCCCCACAACTTCGGGGGTCGAGTAAAGCCTTGTGAATGTTGGGGAAATTCAAGTTGGGAAGGGTTGTGCCGACCGATCTTTTCCCAACTTGAATCTGCGCAACCCGTCGTGGCCGTGCGAGCCAGAGCAAAGGTAGTTGTGGACCCCCGTCCCAACTTGCTGGCGCGCAGCACGGCGAAATCGAACCGGGTGCAGCGAAGGTAGTTGGGGCGGTCTTTCCCAACTTCCCCAACTTGAACCTGCGCAATCCTGCGGACATTGCGGGCCGATGCGGAGTGGTCATTCGACGCCCTCCGGATAAACCCAGACGACCGGGTTCTCGACCGGCAGGGCGGCTCCGCTCTGGGGGCATTTGTACGTGCTGGGCAGCACCGGGATTCGCTCCGGGATGACCTCGCCTGTCTGGGGATCGGCCGTTTCATTGCCGGTCGGGAAGGCCATCCCCTCGACGCAGAGATAGCCGAACTTCGAACGCGAGGTCGGCAATCCGAAGGGTGCGCCATCGCGGACGAACTTGATGAAGCCCTTGGTGGCCAGCACGCTGATCCGCTCACGGATCGTATCCTTGCCACCGAGCCCGGCCTGGTTCTCGAAGCTCTCGGCGAACTGCAGCGCCGTGTAGAGGCGCTCGCCCGCCGCCTCGTCCAGCAACATGCCGAGGATGACGTCATGCTTGCGCAGCCGTTCGGCGTCGAGCTTGGCGCCGACCTCCTTGCGCACCAAGCGCTCGTTCATCGGGTTCAACTCGACCCATTCGCCCTTCACCTTGTCGATCAGCTTTCCGGCGAGCGCGGGCCCGTTCCGGAGCTCGATCTCAAGACGGCGGACGGTGCTGTCCTCGTCGGGCCGGTGCATGAGCAGCCCGGAAGTGTAGAAGCCGCGCAGTGCGCTGGCGCCGGAGAGGGCGAGGAAGGGATCGTCCTTGACCTGATGCTTGGCCGCCTTGCGCGTGTGGTGGGCGAGGATGACGCCGGCGTCCGGATTGACCGCCTCGCGCAGGGGCTCCACCCGGTCCTTCAGGAAGAACATCATGGCGGTGTTGTCGTTCTCGCCGCCGCCGTCGGGTCCGCCGTCGAAGAGGTTGCGGATCGGGTCGATGACGATGATGTCGGGCGGCGCATCGGGGAATGCGGCCCGGATCGCCTCGGTGACGCGGGCGACGCCGTCCGCGTCCAGCAGGAGCTTCAGTTTCGGCGTGGCGATGAAAGTGTCGCGAGCGGCGGCGATCACGTCAGGCGGCAGGCTGATCTGCTGCATGCGCTCGCGCAGGTAGTGATACTGGATCTCCGCCTGCAGATAGAAGACGCGCATCGGCCGGTGCGGCGTGAAGCCGAGGAACGGCACGCCCGCCGCCATGTGCACGAGCCAGGAGATCAGGAAATCGCTCTTGCCGACCTTCGGCGCGCCGCCCAGCACCAGGAGGCCGCCCGGGGTCAGCACGCGGGGTGCAATGATGTCGTCCGGCATCGGACTGGTGTCGTCGAGGAGGGCGCCGAGGCTGAAGGTCGGCAGCGGGCTGGTCGGGGCATCAGCGTGGGCCGCGCGCAGGAGCGGCGGGCCGTAGCGCTTCACATGCAGCGCCCAGAGGCGTTCGGACTCGGCCTGCAGCCGATCGAGCGGCCAGGACGGGCGCAGCATGGCGGCGTTGTAGCCGCAGATCGCCTCCCAGCCCGCGAAGGGATCGAGGCGGCCTTCGTGCACCAGGCGAACGTAATGGCCGATGGCGGCGCTGGCCCCCTGGAACCGGGACCAGTCGTCGACCGCGCCCTCACGCACCGGCGTGGTGAGCACCGCGTCGATGCCGGGCTTCTCGGGCGGGGCGGACTGGTCACTGGCGAAGCCCACACCCGGCAGCGGCGGCATGTCAGCGACCCTCTCGGCGAAGTCTGCAAGGTCCACCTCGACGTCGCGATGTTCGCGGATCTGCACAAGGCGCTGGTGGCCATGCTTGTGATAGACCGTGCCTGGCACCCGGATCGGCTGGTGCGCCGAGCGGAAATGCGTGTCGCCGCCGACCTTCACGGCGATGTCGCCGCGCAGGCGGCAGAGGGTGGCAAGTTCGTCACCCTCGGCGGGTTCGGTCAGTTTCCACCAGACATGGAGCTTCGCGGCACCCTCGGGCGTGCGGCCGCCGCTCTCGATGATCAGCGTGGGAGCGCCGAGGTGGCGGGTGACATGGTCAAGCTTGGCCGGGATGTCGCCTGCGTCGAGATCGACGACGATGGCTTGCATCTGCAGCACATCCGCTGCGCGAGCCTGACCCTGTTCGGCGACGGTGCCGGGGATGACATAGACCGCCGCCCCTTCGCGGTTGGCCCATGCGGCGAAGGTCGCGAGCTTGCCGGGCGCGGTGTCGTCGGCCGGGATCCAGATATTGTGCGGCTTGCCGTCCCGGCCCTGACCCTTGTCGACAAAGCCGCGCAGCGGGATCAGCCCCTCGCACCAGCTGAAGACGGTATCGAGGAAGATGACGACCTGGTCCGGGTCGGGATCGCAGCCGAACGGGTTCTCGGCGGGAGGCCCGTCGTTGAAGTCCATCCAGGGATTAAAATGCAGGATGCCGTCGTCGCTCACCGCTCGAACCTCCAGCAGCGCTCGGCCCACGGGCAGAAGCGGCATTCAAAGAAATCGGCCGTGGTGGCGACGCGCGGCAGCAATTCATCCGCGTCGGTTGCCTGCAGTATCCGCACGCCCCGATCTGACATGCGCTGCGCGAGATCGGCATCGAAGGGCACCAGTTCGTGGTGAAGCTCGGCGGTGTCCTTGTTGATGGCGGTGAATACGGCGGGCGCTGCCGAAATGCCGGGGACGGTCCCT